ACAACATTAGAAATATCATAACCCTGCTTCCTTATTTCCATTGCTCCCGAGAGCAAGTCCATGAATGGGTTGCCGGCAGAGGTATCGTCCCATCCTGTTCCCATTGCTCCGCCCGAAAGAAGAACACTCCCAGAAAGAGTGTCAAGAATCCTGAAATCAATCTGATTTTCAATGGCTCTTTTCAAATCCCTTAAGTTTGCGGCAAACATATCAGGGTCGCTGTCTCTTATATCTGCATAGGAAAACAACGGAGTTTGGGCAGAAAAATGCTGAACTTGGCTTGTCAATCTTGTTGCGGTCTGCTCTACTATAGGCGGCAATGTTCCGAATGCGTTTCTTATTTGAGATGCAGTTATTCCGGTTGTGTCTGTGCTGTCAAGGACTCCCGATGTTTTTCTCCACCATCTTATTTCCCTGTTTGCCGTCGGAGTAACTGTAAGAAAATCTTTGAATATAAAACTTTCATCTGCAAAGCCTTTCAGTGCACGGTCAATGTCCAAACCGCGAACATCAGCCATTCCTAAACTATCTGGCATTTTCTAATTATAATTTATTCCAAAATGGAGCCTGAATATTTAATTCGTATTTGAATGTCTCACCATTAGTTGCGGTTTCTTTTGACCTTCCGAGGATTATTCCGCCTGATAATTCAGTAAGTCCTTTTAATGTCCTTAAATAATTTGGAAAATCTGTAAGTGTTCCGAGGGGGTCTCCCACTGTAATAGAACCAGAAGCAATGGCTCTTAATTCATCTCCAGGGCCTGTAAGAACTGAAGCCTGTGTATTTCCATCATTCGCAATCTTTTCAGTATAAAGAATTCCGCCCACGATATCGTTTGTTCCTGTAGAAGCAGAATAAGTATTGGGGTCAGCAAGCTTTAGAACAGTGCCTTTCTCAATCCCAGTGCCATTAGCAACTGTTCCAGAAATAGGAATTGACTTTTGAGTCATTAAGATATGTTCGTTTGCCATGTTTGAATTTTAACGAGAAGTCCTCACACGAGAGATTAGAACTTCTCGTGTTTATAAAATAAGAAACTGCTATTATTTAAATCTTTCTCTCTTTTCTTAATTGCCAGAATTTTAATATTATTCCAAGGGTTGCCAGAATATCGAGATAAAATAATTCCCAAATCATATTGCTTCCTGCCTTTTCCCATTTTCAACCATTACTCTTTCTTCATCTTCCTTAATTCCAAGCACATTTAATTTCAGATGTTCTGTGGAAACAGCGAGTTTAACATTCGGTAAGGCATTTATTCCCGTTAATTCTTTTATATTTGGCTCTTTCAATCCCAAAGCTTTCTGTATAGTCCATTTTAAAGCAGCAGGTATTATGGGGTCTGAAGTTTCATAATTCAGGGTTTTTAAAATAATAGGCAGGCCTGCCTTGGGAGCAACAAAGCGATAAAGCATTAATGGCTCAAGCATACCAAAGAATTGGTCGTTGGTTCTTTGTCCTGTGGGACCGATTGCAGGCAGAAAAAAAGGCTGTGATTGCATCTGGCTTTCAAAGAGTTTCAACCAATGATAAGGGCCTGTGGCTGCAAAGTATACCTCTGCCATACTCAACCCTTCAAATTTTCCTTAATATATTTTTGCATATATTCTAAGCCGCTTTCTTCTTTCTTCTCTAAAGATTGAACCCCGGCGTCGGATTTGCCGCCCAGGAGGTTGCGAGCTGCAAGTTCCTCATTTCTCTCTGTGAGAGCCCTGAGGCTTTCCTCTGCTTCTTTGAATTTTCCAATTCTCTCATCGAGTTGCTTAATAAAACTCTCTTTTTCCTCTGTTTTGGAAAGCTTTGGCTTTTCTTCATTTTCATCTGTCATTATAGATAGAAAGATATATAGTTTATATATTTTACTGAATAATTGCCCTAGCCTTTATGGAAGTTAAAGAATTCTTATGGTTTTGTATTTCGCCCATAATTGTATCAATATTACGTGGGTCTGATTGAACTATTTCACTTTGAATTGATAAGAGTTTTATAAGGCTTTCCGCTTCAAGAATATCCTGTTCAATCTTTTTTATTTGTTCTCTATGAAAATCTGGGGAAATTCCAAGGGCTATATTATCGGCATATCCTGACGCTGTGGCAATATCTAACTTCATGCCGTTAATTAATTCCTCTACTCTTTGCGAGGGTCCGGAACCAATGAAATCATTTATTGAAAATTTAAATCCGGTTATTCCAAATTTTCTTTTTCCGAGAACAGGTATACTTTCGATTATCTGAGAAAACCTGCTTATATCTGCCTGCCCTGACTGCAAAATCTGAATATCAAACGGTGTTAATCCGAGAAATGCTATTTCTTCGGCAGTTGCTTCTCCTTTTGAAATTCTATCCAGCATTTGGCTTGCGACTGTTGTTGCTTGTGTCTGAATTCTTCCATGTACATTAATGACTGCTAATGATTGAATAGAAGGAATCTTCTGTNCCTGACCTGTTGTTTCTGCTGCCTGTGATTGCTTTTGTAAGGCTTGCTGTATAGCGATATTCTCGGCTAATGTTTTTCTTGGATTAAAGCCGGCAGCTCCCGAAACACCAAACCCTTCTTTTTTATCCTGCTGCTGCTGAAACAATTCCAAATCAGAGCCAAATAACCCGAATCTTGTCTGTCCGCCTCTAGTAACTCCTCTTGGTCTTCCTGTTTCTTTATCCAAGAAAGTTCCCTCTACACCAGGTAGATTTTGAGGATTTACCGTCGTATCTTTTATTGTTGTCACTGGCTGGTCAAAAGACATAAAACCCGTTCCAGGCGGTGCTGGTGTGAATGGTGGGTTTGGGTCTGTAAGTCCAGGGTCTACGAATTTCTTTTTTGGTGGTGCCATTTTAATTTACCATAGTTTTTTCTGCCTTCCTTTATATTTAAAATATTCAAGCCCCATGGCAACAAACAATAAAATCAATCCCTTAATCCATTGCTCCCAGCCATCATTATTCATGGTTAATGTTAAAACTGCGAATGAAGTCAAAGCTAATGCTGCCGTGTTTATCATGGTTTCTACTGTCGCTTTATGGTTTGTCATTCTGTCCTCATTAATGAAGCTTGTGCTTCATTAGGTTGAAATCCCACTTGTCCCGTATTTGCTGCCTCTGATGTCATAATCTGGTCTTTAATGCTTACAGGCCTGTTAAATTTAATCCTTATTCCGAGCTGATTCCATATATCCTGCTCTAACAATCTTTGTTCTGTCATATATGGCTGTTCAAAAGATAGATAGCCCATTTTTGAATTTGCCTCTGTCGTGCCTTCAACTCCACCAGTGATTATTTTTGATGTCCCTAAAACCTCATAAAAATAATTATTTACAAATCTTAAGACTTCCAAATATGCAGCTGTTGGAGGTATTGGATAGTCAACAATCTCAAAATCCGTGCCTTGCTTTCCAGGCAATAGCAAAACTTCCCCATTTCTTATTGCTTCTTTATATTGTTCCCTGACTGTCCCGAGTTTTGTTGTATTGTCTATATCAACATAAATAACCCTAATGGAGCTTCTGTGCATCATTCTTCTTAAATCCGACTTAATTTCATTAAACCAATCAATAATGTCCCTGCAACTTTCCAAAACACTTGTTCCATGAATTTCATTTGCCACCCTGTCGTTGCTTATATGAAAAATATCCTCTAATGGAACCCTGTGCCATTTTCCATCTGCCTGCATCAAATCATAGCCGATTATAAGCCCTTTTGGATTGACAGCAATCCTGGTTTTAGACGGGTTTAATTTTTTAAGATTAATAAGTGTTCCATTATCATTCCTTATAATCTCCAGATAAGCATCTCCATTTGTCTTCTTAACAACAATCATATCCTGCATTATGCTGTCAAAAGTGTCTTCTCCCCATCCTCTTATCCTTTCCAGCTGTGCCTTATGCTCATTCAGGGGACATTCCCAGCCTTTTCCGCATGCCCAAATGGCTAAAGCACGCACTGCATTTCTATATTCGGGAATTGTTTTAAGATAACCAAGATATGTGCTCCAATTCGGATTTTCCCAAAATGTTTCGGGCTGAATTCCAGCCTCATCTATAGTTTTTGGGCTGACTTTGAAGTCGGGAACTCCTGATTTTAAAAGAGTTGTCGTTAATTGTCCAACATCTGTCTCTGGCATTTTAAGATACTTCCTCTAATTTAAACGGAATATACAAGGCTGAATTCGTGAAACCGTTGGTATCTGTGCTTGGGGTTATGTTTGTTCCATCCCTGTTCTGAGGGTCTGTTCCTATGAATTCATTGGAAGCGGCAGAATTATCTGTTATTTTTAACTGTAATTTTTCTCCTCTCCTGAAATGTGTTTCGGGAACTACTAACGGAATTAATAAGTTTGTCGTTCCTGTTCCTACTGTGCTTTGGCTTGAAGCCGAAACAATGCTGCCGGTTACATCATTCAGCAATTCAGCTATTATCGAGCCAGTCCCAGCAGTAGTTTTAAGCGTGCAGTTCAAATAAGCCGTCCCTCTTATTGCTTTTGGAAGATTAAAGGCTGAAAGAGAAAAGGTTATGTTTGTATCCCCGACATTAATCTCTTTTTTAGTAGAAAAAACCGTGTCTGTATGCAGCCCATAACTTACGGCTCCCGAAATCTCATTTACGGCAAGGAAGAACTTCTGCACGCCTGTTCCCTCTGCTATGTCCTGAAAATCATAGCTTGCAGATGCTATGGAAGGAGCCTGCGGAAATTCTATCGGAAGCAATTCAGCCATTTTAAGTTATTCCCAAGTATGTCTTATGTTTATCAGATGAAATTAAGTCTGCGGCTTCTCTTTTTTGCGACTGCAAGATGTTTACCATGTGAAATACAGCCCCTCTTCCTATTGCATCAACGTCATAATTAATAAGGTCCTGTGCTATATGTGCCTCACAAAATTTAGCTAATACCTGCTTTCCGTTTGCCGTCAGGCCTGAATAGTTTCCTATAAGATTACTTCTCGCAAGAGTGCATGCGTCGTTTTCCGCCTCGTCGCTTAATTGGTCAAGAAAAGTCTTATTTGTTCCATAATTGACGATGTTGGAATTTACATTGACTCCTGCCTTGAGAATTGCAGCTCCGCTTGTACAAAGTGTCCAGCTCATTTTCTCAGTAACCTCTGAATTTGCAAATCAATTTTTAATAATGATGCAATCTGCAGGAATAGGGCATTATCAATAACGATTTTTCCCGATTCNTTCAGGAANTGCGGAGTAAATGTTTCCAAAAATTTATTCAGATTGATATCCTGGGAATTTATTGGCATTCAAATATAAGAAATGAAGAGTTTATTTATCTTTTCCTTCGCAAACAATGCCGCCCTGACGGTTGCTTCGGCAATATGGCTTGTCTTATGGTCGGGGCTTTCAATTTTTACCATGACGCCTTTTCTCTGGTTTATGTATTCATACTGCACCCCCTTAAGGGAAAGCCATGTATCATTGTCGGCGAAAATCAAAATCTTTCTCTGCTGCATCAGGACTTTAAGATTTGTGTAAATCTCTTCCTTCATCCATTTCCTTCTCTTCTCCCTTCCGTCGGGTCCGTATTCAACGACAACCTCGCTATTATTAACTCCTATGACTCTTTTCTTTCCGAAGCCGGGAGTGTTTACAACAATATCATAAACCCCAATTCCAATTCCGCCATTATCCAGATAGATTCTCCTGAAATTCCAGAGCCTATCCAAATCAATAATATGATATGCAATCTTATCGAGTGTTGCTTCTTTCCAAACTTCCTTATCTCTTTGAATTAATAGTTCTCCCCTTCTCTCATAGACAACGAAAACCGTATCGTCTCCGCCCAACCTTCCGATATCTACTCCCATGCAGAAATCAAGGTTTTCCTTATTCACAACAAGTTTCTCCTGAAGCATCGTCTGCTTCAATTCCATGTCATCGAACCACTGGGTAAACTCATCGACGAACTGCCCAAGATACTCCTGCTTAAACTGATTGTTAGTCATTCTTTGCTTCTCGCTTTCTATGAATTCCGTCTGGCTTGTCTTCCTGTATTCCGCCCAGGTTTCACTTATCGGCCTTTCCTCTGCGTTCTGAACAGAGTTAATATGCCAGACTTTAAAGCCAAGTTCCTTCCTGCTGTATGACTGCCAAAAATATCCCTTTCTTCCGTGGGGCGTGCTTAGTAAAATAATTTTCCCGCCCGTTGTGCTCAGCATTGGAGTTACTGCAGGCCAGACATCTTCGGGCATGAATGCCGCCTCGTCTGCTATGAGCATATCTATCGTGAAGCCCCTGACACTTACTCCGCCCTGCCCGACTGCTTTCGTTCTTATGAGAGAGCCGTTGTTTAATCTTATCAAATCTTTAAGGATGTTCTTGTTGTAAGGGGTTTTTATCCATGATTTGTATTTCTCTGCGATGTAAAGAACTGCTTTTTGGAGAAGTTCCTTGGCCTGGTCTTCCGTCACGCTGATTATTAATACCTGCTTTTTTGGGTTTTTAACCACGAATTCGGCAGCCTTGATGGCTACTATCGTGCTTTTGCCTGTCTGCCTTCCAGAGCAGACTACGAGATTGCCGTCATAGTCAAGGACTTCCTGTTGCCATGGGTCGAGATTGATATAATTCTTTTGGGAAACTTCATAATTCTTTTCAGGATTTTCTTTTTTTTTCATTTTTTAAAAAATATTTTAATATGGGTCGAGGTGGATATAATTCTTTTGGGAAACTTTTTCATTTTTTAAAAATATTTTAATTTTTTATTATTTTTTAAAATAACAGCAGACTTTTTATATTTTTACATATATTGCGGCGGTTGTGACCCCCCCTAACCGCCCCCCCTA